AGGTGAACCTAAATCAAAGTAGTTAGTGTAATACTGAAGGCGATAGGTAGCAGCATTGTCTAAGTTAGTCTTATACTCACCGACATAACCTACTTGACCTAATAACAATCGTTTATCTCTTGTGGAGCAGAATGCTGTAGGTTTAATTGATGACCAAGTGGTAACCCTAGAAGCTCCTGTTTGAAGCTGCATACGCATGTCTAAACAATATACAGTATTAGATACAGGTAATGAAAGTAAGTAGAAAGCATTGACATCAGAGTATATAGCTTTAATGTACTTAGCATTCTCAACACTCACAGAAGCTACCACATCATCGCGTACGTTAGAACTTAAGTCACGCATAGGTGGTGATTTCTCTTGCACAACACGTTCTAATGATTTAATACCACTATCGGATAAGAAGATAACATCCTTACCAGTAACAACTACAGAGTCTCTAGCGTAGCATCCAACACCTGATACACTGTCATACAGGGTCATTGTTGCAGGTACGTTAGCGCCACTATAGATAAGTATTTGCCTACGTCCAAAGACATACAAGAAGTTGTTATGGGCAGCTAAGGCCATAATCTCATCTTGACCAGCGGGCCACACTGTAGATACATCCAATGTACCTGATGTACCACCAGAGAGCTTAGCGCCATCTAAGATGTCACTGAACTGGATCGTATCTACGTCTGCTGATGTGTTAGCTGACCAGATACGTCCATAAGCACTGATTGCACAGTTAGCATTCTGAACTGTACCGCTATGTCCTGATTTCTCAGCGATACGAATGTAGGTAGTAGCTGATGTACCGGGATCAAACAATAAAGGATCATGCCCTGTCTGATACAGGTACATAACACCCGCTAAAGCTGCTGCTTGCCAGTTACTATCTGTAATTGTTGGAGCTGTTCCACCGCCACTATAAGTTAGTTCAGTCATGGTAGTTCCCACTAACTTGAATAACTTATTGTTAGTAGCTACAACAATGTACGAAGAACCAGTGTTGTTAATAACTTCACTAATCATTCGTACAGGTGTTGCATCCATTGCTGCTAATGTTGAATGAACTGGTGTCCATCCTTTACGAGCACCAATACGACCAAACTTATCAATAACACAGTTATCAGCAATAGTTGCAAAGCCATTGTCTAAGCCAACAGAAGAATCTTGACGGTTAAGGCCCATAAAGCCGGGAGCTTGAATTGTAGTTGTTAATAGTTGTTCAGCCATTATGTTACCTTTTTATAAGTCATACTGAATCCCAAACCATTTCTTCTTTGTAGTGATTACGTTCAATAGCAACTGCATCAGCTAAGGCGAGACGGTACATCTGATATGCTTCTGATGCTTGTACACCAGAATCTTCACCACGCTCAGCAATAGCTTTAGAGTAAGCTAATAAGTCTACACAATGTGAAGGAACAAGGATACGATCACTACTAGCAACCAAGTCAGCCTGTGGAATAACTAAGTTAAAACGGATAGAATAAGCAGAGTCAGGAATAGGGTATAAATCTACCTGAGTATCACCGTTAGAGTCTACACCGTTAAAGTTATAGTATGTAGGTTGACCTGTTTGAGTAGTAGTAATTAGATATTGTCTATCCATCCACCGAGTAGGTGCATAGTTAAGTTCACAATCTTTGGTATCATTTAAGACATCAATGACTCTAAAGCGAGTCTGAGAGCCTACCAGAACATAGTTAAATACATTGGCAGTTGTATCTGCGGTCAATGTATCTGTCAGTGCATTCCAGTCGTAGGCATCCTCAACTTCACGTTTAGCATCATTGATGAATACTCCAATCATCTGAGCATAATCGTTATCAGTAACAGAAGAAACAGTTGGCTCACGCAAGCGTTTGAGCACGTTGTTCATAACGTCTAAGTACGTAGCCATATGTTATTCCTTACTTTTTCTTTTTAGGTTTAGTTTTGTCAGCAGGAACACCTGCTTCGCTCAGGGCAATAGCAACTGCTTGCTTTTGAGGCTTACCTTCTTTAACCATCTTAGAGATATTCTCACTGACAGTCTTCTTTGACTTTACGTCACTACGTGACTTACCTTTCTTCAATGGCATATCAGTTACTCCAAGGTGTGCCAGTAGCGGTTACAGGGGCCTTCTGAGCAGCGATCTGAGCAGCCAGAGCAGCTTCAGTGGCTTCTTTTGAAACGCCGCTATCCCAAACCCATTGCAAAATTTCTTGCATGGTTACGTCTGCGTAAGGGACGCTAGGAGTGCCATCAACCCATGAACAGGTTGAATAAATTGAGGCTGTGTATTCGCCATCTGTGGCCGTACATTGCCAATGGCCTGTTGTTATAAAACCATTGGCAATTTCATAATTTGTTTCAGAAATATTCCAATTGTAAGTAATAGACATAGTGTTTCCTTTTAAAAATCACGGGCAAATTGCCCAAAGTTAAGATTTCTTGCTTCTTGCGCTACCAATTCAGCAAGCTCCAAATCATCATACAAACCATAAGATTTGCTTTTTTTGTTAAGCACTAATCGAACGGCCCATTTTTTTCTTTGTTTATGCCAAACAACATTTTTACAACCGGAGCTATTGTGTTTTGGAAGTTTAGCGTTTTGCAAATTTTGTGTGTGCGTTGCCGCTCTAAGGTTTTCAATTTTGTTGTTTTGTCTGTTGCCGTCAATGTGATCTACAATTTCAGAAATGTAGCCGTTTTGCATCAAAAAAATTATTCTGTGAACTTGGTGTCTGATTTTATTAATTGAAACATTGACGTATTTACCTACGCAGCTACCAGCCTGTTTATGGCTGTATCTTTTATTCCATTCTTCATGACGACCATTTGTTTTGAAGTCCGATCTTGGCCGCTTTTTCCAGTACAGCACCCCATCTTTGTACTCAAACAAAGAATGCGCTTCTTCTTGCGTCATTGTCATCATTTGCTTTCAAGTTGAGCCACACGGGCACGGAGACTTTGGAGTTCTGCCACCAAGTTGGCAATCAGTTCAGCGTTGGAATAGTCAATAGACTGCATTTCTTCACCGTCTTTGACGCCAGCACCAACAACAGTTTCAGAGGCTTCTTGCAGTTCATGCGCCAAGAAACCAATGAAGCGTGAGCCATCAGCTTTCCAAGAGCCTTGCACTGGATTGAGCTTGTCAATGAATGTGCCGCTATCAGTCACAGGGCCAGCAATGTCTTTCAGGCGGTAGTCAGATGTAATGTTGTACAAAACACCTGTTGTACCTGCTTGAGTGATGGAGCCAATTGCAGAACCAGCATATGCAGCGCCAAAAAATACTGTTCCAGAAGATGTGCCTGAAGCGTGTCCAACATTAATTAATCCGCCATCTTGAACAGCTAAAATTCTAATACCATTTGCGGCATATGTAGAACTCGTAGTCCCCACCAACAAATTCCCACTGGCATCCAGCGTCATTGCTTGGGTGAAGGTGATTGGGTCGTCTGAAAAATGAGAAGCAGGAGCGCCAGCAGTTTGGAAAATAAATTGACCGCCTGTTTGAACAAGCAAACTGGCACTGACTGTTCCACCTGATATGTACTTATCAAAACCACCGCCATACCAATTTGACCCCCAGTATGCGTTTGTTCCAGAACCAGCAATTGATGTACTCTTGATCTGCACTGCTTGAAGTGTTCCAGATTGTCCCCAAGCACTCGGAGTAACGCCCAAGCCGAGGTTGCCTGCGGAGTCGAGGGTGGCAAGAGTGGTTGTATTTGCCGAAAACTTAAACGAACCATAATTTGCTAAACCATTTGCAGCGTTAAACTCAACACCGCAATCATCACCACCATTGCTCTGATAAGTCTTGATTGTTAGACCGCGCTTGTTGCCACCATATTCAATACCGCCAATAGTAGCAGCGGTGCTGTTAGCAGAAGCTGAAATAACAGAAAGCTTTGCAACAGGAGAACTCGTCCCAATACCCAGACCTGTGCTGGTCAGGCGCATTTGTTCGGCGTTGTTTAAAGTAAAAACTGTATACGCAGGTGAATCAAGTTTTAATCCATTGACATTTGTGTAATCAGCTTGAACCGAATAAAGTCCTGAATCGTTCCAAATCTTACCAATCGTTGCCGCTCCACCATTGCCCTGTTGAATAGTTCCGTTGGCAAAAAACGTAGACCCGTTCCACGTCAGCGCAGAACCAGTGGTCAGGACTTTGGAGCCGTTCAGGTAGGCTACACCGTTTGCTGTGCCTGCGCTTAAAGTTACTGTGCTGGACGCACTCAGAGTAGTTGCAGAAGTAGCTGCTAAAGTGGTAGCTCCAGTAACTCCCAGAGTACCTCCAACAGTAGCGTTACCTGTCACAGCTTGGGTTGAAGGAGTAGTACCTACTTCAAAGACAGTACTTCCATTCTTAGCGAATAATCGTTTATCTGATAAGTTAATAGCCAACTCACCAGAGGTAAGATCAGCGGCAAGAGGAACAGCACTAGCTGTACTTGAGTTCTTGGTAATGATAGTTGTAGTCATTTAGTATGTCCCACCGTTAATAGTTCCATTGAGAATTGATGATGCTGACGCTGCCGCTGCTGTAGCTGATGTAGCTGATGCTGTAGCTGACGTAGCAGCGTTAGTGGCTGATGTAGATGCAGCAGTAGCAGATGTGCTTGCCGCCGTTGCACTTGTGCTAGCATTACTCGCCTGCGTAGTAGCTGTACTTGCACTTGTAGATGCACTTGTTGCACTTGAAGCTGCTGCTGTAGCGCTTGTACTGGCATTACTTGCTTGGGTAGTAGCTGTAGTTGCTGACGCAGCAGCGTTAGTGGCTGATGTAGATGCAGCAGAAGCGCTGGTAGCTGCGTTAGTAGCGCTTGTACTG